GTATTGGCCAGACCCGGCGCAGGAACTGATCCCGAAGTTCTACTGCGACTACGACTACACCCACTGGCTTGTCGCTCCGACTCCGGATGCCGCCTACAACTTCGAGGTGCTGTACTACGAGCGGATTCAGCCCTTGGATGCGACGAACCAGACCAACTGGTTCACGATCTACGCTCCTCAGGCCCTCTTGTATGGGTCTCTCTTGCAAGCCATGCCGTTCCTGAAGAATGACGAGCGGATGCCGATGTGGCAGCAGCAGTACGACGCAATCATGCAAACGCTCATCAGCGAAGACAAGTTGCGCGTTGCCGATCGTCAGGCTGTGGCCATCGACAGTTAAGGATTGACCATGAGTTACAACTCACCCTTCACCGGCAACGTCATTCAACCGACGGATGTTGCCTTCCGGGCGATCACGCTGTCGGCCAACACTCAACTGCAGTGGCCGATCAACGGCAACGCAACAGACGATGTCGCTGCGCGGATCATGAACGTCACGGCCACCACGGGTGGCTTGGCTCTGTGGATGCCGCCTGCGAACCAGACTTCGGTCGGCAACGATGCCTTGATCCGTAACGTCGGGTCGAACTCGTTCACGGTCAGAACCTTCGGCGGCGTCAATACGATCATCACGATCGCCGCGGGTGAAGCGAAGTACATCTACGTCACCACCAACGCCACGGAAGCCGGAACCTGGGGCAACATCGCCTTCGGAACTGGTACATCTGCGGCGGATGCGGCTTCCTTGGCAGGTAATGGCCTTCTGGCCATCGGCTCTACCCTGAACCAGAGCCATCCGACGCTCTCTCTGATCGCCGCATATACCTTCGCAAGTGCTGACAGGGCACAGACCTATGTCTGGACGGGCGGGGCTACCACGGCCACGCTGCCCAACGCTGTAAGCCTTGGTGACAACTGGTTCACGCTGTTCAAGAACAACGGTTCTGGAACGGTCACGATCGGAACCACCAGTTCGGAACTGTTCGATGGCGGCGTTACAAAAGCCTTTGCTCCCGGCGAGTCGGCCTTCATCGTCTGTACCGGAACGGCCTTCATCACGGTTGGATATGGCCAGAGTTCTGACTTCCAGTTCAACGTCCTGACCAAGCCAGTTACTGGTGGCCCGTACGTCCTGACGGCCAACGAGGCGTCGAACACCATCCAGATCTACACGGGCACATTGGCCTCAAACGTCACGGTGACGTATCCGCCTGTGGCCAACCTGTATGTGATCTCCAACCAGACGGTTGCGGGAGGCTTCACGCTTACAGTGACTACTGGTCAAGTTGGAGCGGCAAGCACCACGATCCCCTCTGGCGGTCAGGCAACCGTCGTCTGCGATGGCATTAACTTCTACAACGCAAACACCGTTCAGGCAGGTGCAACATCTCTGTCTTTGTCCGATGGAACATCAGGGTCTCCAAGCCTGAACTTTGCATCTGAGACCAACACGGGTGTGTATCGGCCTGGCGCAGGACGATTCGGGGTCTCGGTTCTCGGGAACCTTGTGCTTGATACGACAGCCTCTGGGATCAATGTGACCGGCACCGGCAACTTCACCGCCGGCGTCTCTGGCGGGGCGTTCTGATGACCAAGAAGGTTTTCGCCCTCGACACCAGGCCCGGCGTACAGCGGGACGGAACTCTTTTCGACAAAGAGTTCTATGCTGACGGCAGGTGGGTACGGTTTCAGCGCAAGCGCCCCCGTAAGATCGGCGGATACCGAGAAATTGCTCCCGACATCTCAGGCCCCTCTCGCGGGGTCTTTGTCGTTCCGCGAGACAACTTCAGCAACGTCTACAACGGCTACGCGGATGGCATTCAGGTCATCCCGGTCAACAACAACGGTATCGGTTCCGGTATCACGGACTTCCGCATCGGTGGGCCTATCGTCACCCTGACGGTTCTGGATGCAGGATCTGGTTACACCAACGGCACCTACACGAATCAGCCCCTCATCTATCCGGTCTCCGGCAGTGGAATGAGCGCCTATGCCACGATCGTTGTGGCCGGAGGCGTGGTCACTTCTGTGACCTTGACGAGCGGCGGGATGCGGTTTGCAGTGGGCGATCAAATTACCGCAGCACTGCCTGCAGGTAGTGGATTCCTTTTGCAGGTTGATGCCATCACAAGCCCCTTTGTTGCTAGTGATGACAACCTGTGGCAGTTTGATACCTTCGTGGACTCCGCCAACTCGCAGAACAACCTGCTCTTGGCGCATCCGTCCCAAGACCTGAACAACATCGACTCACCGATCGACACCTACCTGTTGATCGGGCCGGTGGATGGAACGATCCTGTACGCTGCGGGCGTTTTCCCTCAGCAAGCCGCAACGATCACTTCTGGCTCCCCGACGGTTACCCTGTCGGCCTCGAACCTGAACATCGCTGCGGGTCAACTTGTCACGGGCCCTGGCATTCCCGCGGGGACGAGGGTTCAGTCCATCACCACCACAACGCTGACGCTGACGCAAAACGCCACGGCAAACGGCACGAACGTCGATCTGATCTTTGACAACGAGGTCAAGGTCTCTGGTGGGGTGGTAACTCTTCACCCCTATGTCTTCGTGTACGGCAACGATGGCCTGCTTCGCAACTGCGCAGCCGGGAACATTGATGACTGGGTCTCTGCTGAGGCCAACGAGGTCAACGTGGCCACGGGCAAGATCGTGCAGGGGCTTCCAGTTCGAGGTGGTTCCAACGCGCCTTCTGGGCTGTTCTGGTCTCTGGACTCCCTGATTCGGGTCTCCTACGCCCCGACAAACGTGGTTGTGGGCGGTACGACGATCACCCAATACTGGCGCTACGACATCATCACGAGCCAGTCCTCGCTGCTGTCTTCGCAGTCCATCATCGAGTACGACGGCATCTACTTCTGGTGCGGCGTGGATCGCTTCCTTCTCTACAACGGCGTGGTGAAGGAGATCCCCAACGACATGAACCAGAACTACTTCTTCGACAACCTGAACTACGCCCAACGCCAAAAGGTGTGGGTGAGTAAGGTGCCTCGTTTCGGAGAGGTCTGGTGGTTCTATCCTCGCGGCAACAACAGCGAGGCGGTAGATGCGGTCATCTTCAACGTCCGCGAGAACGCCTGGTACGACACTGGAGAGGCTCTAGGCGCTCGAAGGTCTGCCGGGTACTTCTCTCAGGTGTTCAGATTTCCGGTTTGGGCAGGATGGGATGCCAATCAGACGGGCACCATCAACGCTGTTTCCATCACCGATCCGGGCTCTGGCTACACCGACGGAACCTACTCCTACCAGGATCTTATCGGGGGTACCGGAACGGGCGCCAAGGCTACCTTTGAGGTCAATGGCGGGTCTATCACCAAGGTGACGATCGAAGATCCCGGCTCCGGATACACGGTTGGAAACACCCTGACGGCTTCGTTTGGAAGCGGCATCGACCTTGAGATCACGATTACCAAGATCGTGGGTCTGTATTCCCTGTGGCAACACGAAGTTGGCAAAGATGCCGTGAAGGGAACGACCATCAGCGCAATCGAGAGTTACTTCACCACTTCCGATCTGGGCGTGATCGCCGGAGGCCCTTCTCAGCCATCCCCGGTGGGCGAGAACAGGTGGACTCGTGTTGAGCGGGTTGAGCCGGACTTCCTGCTTACCCAGACCATGGATCTGTACATCGTGGGTAGGCCCTATCCGCAGCAGCCTGACAAGATAACCGGCCCCTACACGTTCGATGGCTCGACGAGCAAGATCGACATGAAGGAGCAAAGGCGCGTCTTGCAACTGAAGTTCGTCTCCAACATCGCCGGAGGTGACTACCAGATGGGCAAGGTCATCATTGATGCCGACTTCGGCGACGTCCGCGGGTACACGGTGTAATGTCTGTCGGCCTCATCTACGACCCCCGGTATCACACGTTCGAGTCGTGGGCGGCCCTCATGGTGGAACTCTACGCCGCGCAGAGCCTGCAGATCCCCGATCCTTCTATTGACTGGAAGTCCTGGGGGACGGGCCTGCTTGCGGTGGATGTATTCACCCGAGAGGGTGTTCCGAGTCCGTACAACTTTGATGACTGGCAAGATTGGGCGCAGGCGTTAGTTGGCGTCATCAACCCGAGAAACTGACATGGCTTTGCCTACAAGTCAATTTGAATCCGAGCCTTCTGCGGCACCTACTTACAGCCAAGAGGATGTAACTTCTACGGTTGGAAGGTATCTCAGCCAAGGATTCACTCCTGATCAGTTGCGGAGTCTTGCCTACTCTTTGGGCATCACGCCAGGTCAGTTTGACATCGCAACGAGCGGATGGTCTGCTCCTGCGCCGGCTTACGAATCGCCGCTGCCGACGTATCAGGCATACGAAGAACCCGCCTACGAGCCTCCTGCGCCGATTTACGAGTCTCCTCTTCCCGCACCTCCACCTCAGCCGGTCTATGAAGACCTGCCATATGTAGGGCCTGTTTATCAACAGCCTGTCTACGAACCTCCTGCGCCGGCTTATGAGCCTCCAACTTACGAGTCTCCGCTGCCTGTCTATGAGCCGCCTGCTCCGGCATACGTTGCTCCCGAGCCGGTGTATGAGCCTCCTGTCTACGAGCAGCCTGTTCCGGTGCCTCCTGCGCCAGTTTATGAACCTCCCGTTCCGGCGTATGTCGCTCCTGAGCCTGTAACCGCTCCAACCTACAGCCAACAGGATGTCACGGCTGCTGTCGGAAACTACCTGCAGCAGGGCTACACACCTGAACAGTTGGCGGACGTAGCCCTGTCTCAAGGGATCACACAGGAGCAGTTTGATACGGCTGTCTCAAACTACACCGCCCCCACGACCAGTGTTCCGGCTCCGGCAGTAACTCCCGCTGTTACAGAAACCGATGCCGCGACAACCGGCGTGCTGCCTCAAGAAACTGTCGCTGCAGCGCCCACGACTCAAGCGACAACCAAGCCCGCTCTTGATCAGGCGGCATCTGCTTCTCCCCAGGCGCTTTTCACGACCCTGCTAGGTGCTGATCCAAACCTTGCCGATCAACTCCGAGCGAACTACAACCAAGCATTCAATCAGGGCGAAGGTTCTACCTTCCATGATCCTGGAATGCAGGTTGGGGACTACACCCTTCGGTCTCTGCCAATTTCGTATGACTTCACAGGAGAGCGTCAGGGCGGCGGATTCCAAGCCACCAAGACTGCAACGAATGACCGAAACCTGCCGCTTGAGACGACTTACACCTACGATGACAGCGGCGCGATAACTGGCGCTGA